CTGATTTTTCCGTGAGGCCAAAATTGAGTTTGATTTTAGGAGAAATTGAAATGAAAGGCAGAAAAGTAATCCCGATTCCCATCAAAGAGACCAAGGGCACAAACCGGAAGCATCGGGAGCGAAAATCATACTCCCCACAGAAGGACAAGCCAATCTCTCCGGCCTGGTTGAACAAAAGGGCGAAGCAGATCTTCTGGCACATGACCGGAAGGCTCAAGGCCATCGGGCTCGATACCCGGACGCACACGGAAATGCTGGCCCTGCTCTCGTCCCGGATGGAAGAGGTCGAGCGCTTTGACAAGCTCCTGAATGAGAAAGGATATACCTACACGACGAAAAACAGCATCGGCTCAAAAGTAATCAAGGAGCGGCCGGAAGTGGCTATGAGGAAAGAGGCGGCCAGGCACGTCCACGCCCTCCTGGTCGAGTTCGGCCTTTCCCCAGCTGCACAGCAAAAGGTCGGGGCGCCGCCTTCGAAACCGCAAAATAATGAATTCGACGGGTTTTAAATGACCTACTCCGAAATCGCATACAAATACTGCCAGGACATAACCTCCGGCGCGATCCCCGCGGGCAACCTGGTCAAGCTCGCCTGCCAGCGGCACATAAACGACCTGGCCAGGCAGAGCAACCCCGAATACCCTTACCGCTTCGATGAAGCGAAGGCCAACAAGCGCTGCTCTTTCTCAGAAAAACTCCCTCACGTCAAAGGGAAATGGGCGGGGAAAAAGCTAAAACTTGAGCCTCACCAGGTTTTTATCCAGTGCTGTATTTGGGGCTGGGTCAAAAAGAAAGACGGCAAGCGGAGATTCAACCGGGCTTATGTATGTATTCCCAGGAAGAACGGTAAATCGGTCGACGCCGCGACGGCCGGCCTTTACATGCTGGCGGCTGATGGCGAGATCGGAGCGGAGATCTATTCCGGCGCCACTTCCGAGAAACAAGCCCTCGAGGTATTCCGCCCTGCCTGGCAGATGGCAAACAATACGCCCGCCTTCCGCGAGCACTTCGGGGTTTCTCTTTCGGGTAACCCCAAAAACCCGACTTCGATTTACAGGCTTTCGGATATGTCGAGATTTGAACCATTGATCGGGAAGCCCGGGGACGGGGCCAGTCCTCATTGCGCGATCGTCGACGAGTATCACGAGCATAAGACAAGCGATCAGTACGACACCATGGACACAGGCATGGGCGCCCGCGAGCAACCGCTCATGTTCGTGATCACTACCGCGGGCACGGATACGAGCTCGCCCTGTTACGACCTGCAGCTGCGGGCCGTGAAGGTCCTGGACGGCACCATCGAAGACGAAACCTTCTTTGCGATAGTGTTTGGAATCGACCCGGAAGACGACTGGAAAGATTACGAGGTCTGGAAAAAGGCAAACCCGAATTACGGGATCTCGATCATGCCCGATTACCTCGAGCGCAAGTACAAAGAAACCATGACCGACGCCTCAAAGCAGAATATCAACCTATGCAAACACCTGAACGTCTGGATGAATGCCGGGGTTGCCTGGATGAACATGGCGAAGTGGGCGGCCTGCTGCGATAACAGCCTGAAGCTGGATGATTTCAAAGGGTCAAACTGTTACGCGGCTCTGGACCTCGCAAGTAAAATCGATATCTGCGCCCTTGTGCTCCTGTTCGAATTCGAGAAAGGCTTTGCTGTTTTCGGGAAATACTACCTCCCGGAAGAAACCGTCCAGCTGGCCGGAAACGATCATTACGTGAAGTGGGTCAAGGAAGGCTACATCATCGAAACCCCCGGGGCCCGGACCGATTTCAAATACATCGAAGACGATTTGAAGGCTATCCATGCGGAGTTTCCTATCCTAGAGCTTGCCTATGATCCCAGGGAAGCGACGTACCTGATCAATAACGTGATGGAATGGATTGAGCCGGACCCGCAAAACCCCAGGGTCTGCATTGAGATCAGCCAGGGACCCGCGCTTATGTCTGAGCCCATGAAAGAAGTTGAGGCACAGATTTACGCGAACACGCTTTGGCACAACGGCGACCCCGTTCTTACCTGGATGATGGGCAATGTGGTGAAGAAGCAGGGCAGGAACTCGGGGCCGGTCAAGTATTATTACCCGACAAAGGAAAAGAACGAGTTCAAGATCGACGGCGCGGTAAGTTTGATAATGGCTATGAGCCGGGCGATGCTTCGGGCGGAACATGGTTCAATTTACGATAATATGACCAAAGAAGAAATGATCGCCAGAATGACAGGGAGGTAATATGACCGCTCTACCTGAAAAGAATTTGCTCCGGCCAGCTGAAGTTGCTGAATACTTTTCCGTGACAAAGCGGACCGTTTACCTCTGGATAGCGGAGAAAAAGCTTGATACCGAACTGACGCCAGGCGGATCGTTGAGAATCAAAAGAGAGTCTATTTTAAGGCAAAAAACACAAGATATAGATTAAAAAGTGTGAAATCTGTACATATCTTGTGAAATCTGCACCTACCAATATTTAAAAATCCCTGAAATTATAATCCCGCATATTCCATCTCCTTCTTTTGAAGTGCGGCCTCGTCCTGGGCCAACGGGGCCGCCGGGAACTTAACCACGAAAGGGTGACATATTGCTGGAAAAGGTGAAAAGGTTTTTCTCCAGGATCGGAAGCGGAATCAAAATGGCGGCCGTAAAAGTCTTGTCCGCCTTCGATATCCGCGATTGTTTGGTTTTTGGCGGAGTAGCAATGCTTGGTTACGGTCTTTGGCTGCTTCGTCCCTGGCTGGGCTGGGCGGCATCCGGCTTGATTTTATTCACTCTCGGCCTTTTATGGCCCGTCTTTCTTAGTTTGACGGCGCAACGGGGCAGGTAATGGGATTAATGCAGGCACTTGAAAAGCGTTCAAATCTTGCAACTCCCGAAAAATGGCTGGTTGATTACTTTTCCGGCGGCGGTATTGAAACATCCGCTGGGGTCCGCGTAACATCTTCAACGGCCATGTATTTTGTGGCCGTTTACGCTTGTATTAATATCCTCTCTCGCACAGTTGGAAGCCTACCGCTTTATCTTTACAAGAGACTTCCCAACGGCGGAAAAGAGAAGGCCCGCAAACATCCCCTTTTTAATCTGATCCGCTACATGCCCAATCCTGAAATGACAGCCATGCGGTACAGAAGCACCCTCCAGGGCCATCTTGCGAGCTGGGGAAACCAGTATTCCTATATCGATTGGTCAAATAGCGGCTACCCGAAAGCACTCTGGCCTCTTCGTCCTGACCGTGTACAGGTTCAGAGAATCGGGGGAAAGCTCAAATATTCATATTTCCCCGGATCTGACGACCTGAAACCGACAGAGAGCTTCGAAATCCCGAACGGCTTCATGCTTCACATTCCCGGATTTGGATATGACGGAGTGATTGGATATTCGCCGATCACGTTAGCGCGGGAAGCAATCGGCCTCGGAATGGCAACGGAAGAGTTCGGAGCGCGGTTTTTTGGGCAGGGAATAAATCCAGGGATAATTGTTGAACACCCGCAAAAATTAAAATTTCCGGACGATTTCCGAAAAGCTTTCAAAGAGGCATACGCGGGCCTTGGTAAGTCGCACCAAACCCTTCTACTCGAAGAAGGGATGAAGGCCAGTAAAATTTCAATCGATCCGAAGGATTCCCAATTCCTTGAGACTCGCAAATTTCAGATTAATGAAATTGCGAGGCTGTTTCTCGTCCCTCCACACATGATTGCTGACCTGGACCGTTCAACAAATAACAATATCGAACATCAGGGAATCGAGTTTGTCGTCAATACGATGCTTCCCTGGTTCACGCTATGGGAGCAGGAATACAGCCGGACCCTTCTGCGGGAAGATGAGCGCGAAGAATACTTTTTTGCCTTTGATGTCGATGCCCTAACCCGCGGCGACCTGGCGGCGCAGACGTCTTATTTTACAGCCGGCCGTCAATGGGGCTGGCTATGCGCTGATGATATCCGGGAGACAAAGAACATGAACCCGCTTCCAGATGGCCAGGGGAAAATTTTTGTAATGCCGTTGAACATGATTCCAGCTTCTGAGGTCGGGAAAGTTCCGGAAACGCCTCCTGCAACTCCCCCAATACAGAAAAATAGCCTGATTTATCGTTCCCGGCTCGAATCCGCCTATGTCCGCATGATAACTGACGCCATTGGGCGTGTCACCAGACAAGAGGCACAGCGCGTGAACTGGCTTCGCAAAAACAAGGGCGATATTGACGAATTCTACAGGGAATTCCCTGAATATATCAGAAAACAGGCCCTTCCCGTGTTTTTGAGTTTTGGCGAGACGGTTTTGAGCATGGAAGTAGAGGTAAATGGCCTGAAATATGATGATTTTAAGGCCGAAATGGAGCGTTTTATTGAAAATTTTCTCGAAAATTTCTCTCAAAAATACATCGAGGCATCACGGAAAATTGATCAGAAGGGGCTCGACTGGATTGAACGTGACGCCATCACTATCTCCGAAACCCTCGTAAAGCAACTATCTGGGGATTTTCTCAACCATTTTCAGGCTTTGATGGTGGCAAAATAATGAAAAAAGACTACGAAAAATCCGTTTTACCGAAATACGACACACGGACTGGCGACAAAAAGGGGAAAGGCGATGAAAGAGAAACGAAAAAACGAAATTGAGCGCCGGTTTTTCCCGGTTACGGAATTCAGGGCAATAACTGATGAAAACGGGCTCCGGCACATTGTTGGTTATGCTGCCGTGTTCAATTCTCTTTCCGAAGATCTGGGCGGATTCAAGGAAAAAATCAGCCCCGGGGCATTCTCAAGCACGATCAATGCTGATGACATCCGGGCTTTGAAAAATCACAACTCGGATTATGTCCTGGGACGTAATAAGAGCGGCACATTGACGCTTTCCGAGGACCAGCGCGGCCTTAAAATTGATTGCATCCCCCCCGACGCTCAGTGGGCGCGTGATCTCATGGCCTCCATAGACCGGGGCGACATTGACCAGATGTCTTTCGGCTTTCGAACAGTCAAAGATCAGTGGGAAGGGACATATCCGGAGGAGATCCGGACCCTCATGGAAGTGAAACTTTTCGACGTTTCTCCCGTGACCTTTCCGGCTTATCCCGATACCGAAGTGGGACTAAGGTCCCTTGAGGAATATAGAAAAACCGTCCCCCCGAAGGAGGACGCTGGCAAATCTGACCCGATGGTCATGGTTAGCCTCAGGAAAAAGAAGCTGGAACTCAAAACAAAATCACTTGGAGGTATTTAACCATGAACGAAAAAATCAGGAAATTGCTGGCCGACAGGGCAAAACTCGTAGCAGATTCGCGAGGCCTTTTGGATAAGGCAGAGGCTGAGAAACGCGCCCTGACAGCGGACGAGGAAATCAACTACAACAACATGGACGCGGAAATTGACCGCATGACCAGGGACATTGAGCGGGAAAAGAAGCTCGAAGCCCGTGAGTCAATGGTGAGCGATCCGGCGAATGTATTCAAGCCGGCTCCGGTAGGTGGCGGCGAAGTCCGCACCCTGGAATACCGGAAACAGAAAATTGCCCTTCCGGCAAATGCCGATGTTCAACAGAGGGCCTTCAATACCTTCCTGGCCCGTGGCCTTCAGGCAGTCGGCGGCGATGAGCTTCGTGCCCTTCAGGCCGATGCAGATATTTACGGCGGCTTCCTTGTCGCTCCGCCCCAGTTTGTCCTGAAACTTATCATGGCGATGGACAACGAAGTATTCATCCGCGGACTGGCAACCGTTTACCCGGTTACCAAATCGGAATCCCTCGGAGCACCTTCGATGGATAACGATATCGCAGATCCGTCCTGGACCGCTGAAATCGCAACGGGAACAGAGGATAGCACTCTGTCTTTTGGAAAGCGGGAACTTACCCCTCACCCCCTGGCGAAGTTGATTAAAGTTTCCGAAAAGCTTCTTCGGATCTCCGCGATGGATGTCGAGAGTCTGGTTACCGGACGCATGGCTTATAAATTCGGGATCACAGCAGAGAATTGTTATCTGAACGGGTCCGGGTCCAATCAGCCCATGGGCGTGTTTACGGCGGCTACGGCGGGCTTCGGGATCAGCACTTCCCGTGACGTTTCCACTGGCAACTTAGCAACATCCTTTACGACAGACGGCCTGATCAACGCCCTTTATAGTCTGAAGGCGCAGTATCACCCCCGCGCAACCTGGATATTCCACCGTGACGCCATCAAGATGCTCCGCAAGCTGAAGGACGGAGAAGGCCAGTACATCTGGAATCCGGATATCAAGGGCGGACAGCCGGATATGATTCTGGCGCGTCCCTACAAGATGTCCGAATACTGCCCGAACACGTTCACGACCGGACTCTATGTCGGCATAATTGGAGACTTCTCTTATTACTGGATTGCCGACGCCCTCAGTATGAGAATCCAGAGGCTCAACGAGCTTTATGCGGCAACCAATCAGATCGGATTTATCGGCAGGTTGGAAAGCGACGGCATGCCGGTCTTGGAAGAGGCTTTCGCCCGCGTGAAGCTGGGTTAATCAAATCGGCGGGGTGAAATATCCCCGCCCCAAAATAAGAAATGGAGGTCTGAGTTATGAACCTTTCGAAGAATGTAGATTTCAATTATGCGGGAGCCGCAGTTGGAGCGGCCGACAGCACCGATGATAACAGCACCAGATTCGACATGAGCGGCTATGACGGCATAGTGTTTTTTACAACGATCACGGATTCGGTTGCCACAGGAGTTGCAACCCTGAAAGCGGAAGCGAATACAGCGGATTCGGATACCGGTATGGCAGCCATCACCGGAGCATCGGCGACCGTTACAAGCGCGGTCAACGATGATGTCAACGGGAAACTGTTGATTGTCGATGTCTATAAGCCCCTCAAGCGATATGTCCAGGGCGTGAGAACTTCCGGGACCGCAAATATCGCCTTCGGCGAGATTCATGCGATCAGGTACAAGGGGAAAACCGCCCCTATCGGCCTCAGTTCCACGACTTCGGCGCGGACCACTGTAGTAGGTTCTTAATTACCGTCCCTTAAGTGGGTACTCCGGGCAGGGTAAATCCGGCCCTGTCCGGGGGCAACCAACGGATGAACGGAGGAATTTAAAAATGGCAGATGAAACTTATCAGCCCGGCGTTTACCGGAAGCAGGGCGGGAATGAGTTGGTAGTAGCAAGCGGTGGCGTCATTACCGTTGAATCCGGTGGTGAAATCGCAATCGAGTCCGGCGGAACCTTAAATCTGGAAAGCCTCACCAACGGCACCCCCGGCGCGGGCATTTCCGGCGGGACCGGAACCGTGTTCAAATCCTCAGTGATCCGCATCGGGGATATTATCAGGACCTCGATTCTGATTGACCTGACCGGGCTTTCTTCATCCACAACCGACCTTGACATCATCGGTCAGGGCACAGACCCGGCGTATCTCGGACGGATCACTGCGGCAAAAAACGGGACAATATTGTCCGGTAGAATGACCTGCCTAGAAGTTCCGGCCGGCGGAGCAGACGACATCGACCTGTATTCCGCAACAGAGGCGACGGGTGTTTTTGACGGTGCAATCGGAGATCTTACTGAAACCGCGCTTTTGACGTCTGGCGGAGCGTGGACTCTCGGCACAACGAAGGGGCTATCTGCTGTACCGGCTGCAAATGCTTATTTGTATCTGACCGGCGGAGAGGGCGGGACGGCGGCGGCTTACACGGCAGGCAAGTTCTTGATCGAACTCGACGGATACGAGGCTTA